CTGCCCAAAGAGTTAATGTGTGGCCCCGCTAAATCGGGCAACCCACCTTGGCTAACCACTTCTTGCGCGGCAACATCGCTCACCCCCGCTGCACTAAAACCTTGCATAACGCCAGCAGTTAACCCGCCCAGCAACAAACCTTGGCCAATATTGTCAAATGGGTTTTTACCGCGTAATACATTAGTGCCCATTGTTATGGACCCGCCCATCATGGCCCCCGCCGCAATTTCAATTGCGAGACCTTCAAACCCGATTGCAGTGGCGACAGCTATAAAAGACATGGTAATTCCTATTCAATTAACAGTGGTGTGTTGCTCACCAACATGTGCTCAAGTTTTTCTACGTCGGTTTCTTCCGTAGAGTAAATATTCTGGAAACGCACGGTCTCAAAAATATAAGCAGTTTTACGGCCTTTTTTAGCCATAAACACACATGGTGCTACAACTTCTTTCCGTTCGCCGTCTTCGCCTACGACAATCATTCGCCCTTCAATCATATTGCACAGGTGCTCGTGCCTGTGGTACTTACCAACTACAACTGTACCTGCGGGCATCACCACTTCACGAATGTAGACCCCCGGCCCAAAATGATGGCTGACAGGACATTCTACTTGCGGTTGAACGGAAATCGCTTGTTGCAGCAAGTCAATCTTGTTTGCCGCTACGCCTGTACTGTGCTGAATAAGTTCGGTGTTCATATTGCAGCCATAACTTTGTATTCTGGCTTATTGGGTTGCTGTGTTTGAACACCAATCTCTTGCATGGCTTTGACAATCGTTGGATCAATCTTATTCATGTAAATGGTCTGAATTCCTGCTTGCTTTAATTCGGCAAACAATTTACTCATTGCCTGTGCAAAAGCACGGGGGTCATCGACCGAAAAGAAATAAATTTGGGCAGCGTTTGCGCCAATCGGTTTGTACGCCATCAATGTGTTGCCACGACGTGTAAATTTAGACCCGCCTTTAACCGCAGCATCAATGAGCTTCAACCCTTGCTCTGGGGATATGTTTGCTTTGTTAAAATACTGGTCAATAATGTCAATTTCACGCAGGCGGCCCTGCCCCGACGCTGCCGCGCCTCCCGATGCCATGTTGTTTGCAAGTGTGTGAAGGCTCATGTCAGACCTTTATTTTCAATACTTTGGTGGTGCTGTCGTAATAAACAGACCCCACACGGAGGTTAGCGTAATCTGCGTCGGTAGGCAAGCTCACAAGCGACGCTCCGGGAGTTGTAGGATCAGGTTGAACAAAATTTAAACCAGAGATAACGTCAGTCCCATTTCGCTGCGTAGCGCCAGCAAGGGGTCCAGCGTTGTTAATCTGGTTAAAAAACAAACGCAACACGTTTGCCAGCTTGTCCATGTACTGCCGATTGTATTCTTCCGGAGCCAGTGGGAGACTGGGAGGGCTTACATTTAGTTGTGCCATTAACGTCTTCCGTCTGGTCGAATGTCAATCCGTGGAGCGCCCATCTGCCAGCTTGTGCCAATCTGGTTTGAGCCCATTTTAAGAATCATCTGCCGCCCGCGCACGCGTGTGTACACAATCCCGGTAAATTCTTCGGTAATGTTGTACTCGGCAATCTTGTTTATGCTTGCCGTTGCTGACGTGCCTGCGCCGGAACCCGAGTTTGACATTGGGTATAGGGTCAGTGTAACTTGGGGCTGCGCCCCAGTAGGGTCTGTTGTGGATTCACCAAACGTCAAGTCAGGCAGCACCCGCCACACATACCCAAAGTTGTGGCCATCCCCAATGTCAAATTCAGAAGACGATATGTACGCATCAATAGGCGCGGTAACAGCAGTGGAATTGTCGTCAATGCCGTCTTCTTGGTTGACGATGTTTTTCAAGTACGTTGCAGCAATGGGGAAAGTCAGCAAGCCGGAGTCCAGCCAAGCTGTGCGAGCCATTGTGCCGTAGTACCAGAGCTTTTCAAGGTAGTTGTATACGACATATTTGTCCACAGTGGTGGAGTTGGCAGAGCAGTAGAACCACCAGACTTCATTAAAACCCTCGTTGGTGCCAACAAACACTTGTTGCCCTTGCCCTTGGTTGATGTCGTTAAATACGTAGCGAAGTAAGTCACAGTTGAGCGTTTGCACACGGCCATCGTACATGTAGAACTTATCCACCCCCATCCAGTACACCACCCCAGAAGCGAGCGCTACAGAATTAAAACCAATAACAGAAATGTTATCGCCCAAAAGCTGCGTGCCCCAGACATACGGGGGACCAAGGTACTGGAGAGAATATACAGCTTGATCGGTTAACGTCACAATTTCCTGCCGGGTCTGAATAACGGTAATGATCTGCGAGCCGTGCGACAGCCGGATGCTACCTGCTTGGTTGGTGATGGCAGGCGTCCAGACAAGTGGGTTTTCCTGATCCGACCAACGGATGAACATCGGATCAAGCGCATTGGGGGATGTAGCATTAGGATCGTTTGTGCCAAAAACAAGCGTAAAGCGAGAAGCGTCCGACACAATAAGGGCGTTTTGCACCACAGGCGTTTGCGCATCGCCCAAGGTAGTTAAATTTACGCCTCGCGCCGTTACGCCGGGAGTAGTTGACCAGTAATAAAGCCCCGCACCACGAGGGCCAAACAAAAGGTTTTCGCCAAAATTGTACTGGTTCCAAATCTGCAAAGAGTTAATAGCCGTGGCACCTGTGCCCCAAGGACCAAGCCCCCAACCACCAGCGCCCCAACCTACAATAGGTTCTTCAATTTCGGGGCCCGTAGCAATCTGATATGCGGCAACCACTGCGGCACCGCCGCCGGGAGAACCTGTTACGTCAGCCGCAATTGCGGTAACTTCTACTGTAATGGTGTAGCTGTTAACGTTAACGACTGTAATTTGGTACTCTTTGTTGAGCACAAGCGCCGTAATGTTTCCGCCCAAAGTTGTCGCGCCACTGAAAGTTACGAAGTCCCCTGTGATCCCGCCATGCGCTGTATCAGTTACAGTAACAACGGAAGAGCCCAGCGTGGCCACAAATGGGTTGGTGTTGATCGTTGAAGATGCTCGAATAGGGGTAATGTCGTAATACGCCCCGCCTTGCAAAATGTAAAATTTTAAGTTTGTGCCAACCCCTATAAGGTTGTTTCCGCCCAGCGTAACCCAATTCCACAATGAACGGCAAACACCTTGAAAAGTGTCTACTATAAACCGTGTCCAGCCGCCAATCTTTTCGGGCGTGCCTTGGCGAAACCGAACTTTGTCCGATTCATACCACCCGCCTTCGTTGGTATAGCGAGTGTTTTCCCGGTTAACCCCCGGCTTGAACAGGATTTTTTGTAACGGCACGGGCTACCTCATGTAGTCATGGTCAATGCGGCACTGGTGACTTCCGCGACACGTCGTGCCCAGCCTTTGCCAAATGTACCCCATGTAGGCAAATCAGTCAAGAATGACAGGCGGCGGCGACCATAGTCGTCGATCAATTGTTTGGGGTCCAAAGCGCGTACCGCAGCCAAAGTTTTTGGTCCAATACCGCCATCAGGCTCGACCCCTACGCACAACTGCAACCACTTGGCTGCACGGCCCGGGCCGGAGTTAATCGCAGCGTCAAACACCACGTAGTCCACACCCGCAGGCAAATCGTCACCTTTGATTTTGTCCCAGTACTTGTTCTTGTACAGTGGGCCAACATCAGCGGGGGTTAGGGCTTTCATTGTTTTGGTGTCTACAGGGTGGCCGCAGTGCTCCTCCCAGACCGCTTTGGTACACCCAAGGTTTGTTTCCCCGCCCGGGTCAAGTTTGTTAAAAACGTAACCTCCTTCGTGGACAAGGACGGCGGCAAGAGCTTTAGGGAAATTGGTGTTCATTTTGTGGGCGTAGATTGGTGGAGGAGATTATCTTTGTTTTGGCTTGATGCACTGCTCCCAAAATAGAAAGCGACAATTCCGGTCCACGCCGTGGCAAGACTGCCCAACATAAGCATCAAAGCATCAGACGTTTTAAAGGTCTCGGTCATCATGCCAATCAAAATACCAAAGAAACCAATCGTGATTGAAACAGCAAGAATAGCGGGAATCCAACTTTTTGTAGCCACTTGCATGTCACGGGCAGACTTACGGTCTTCTACGTTTAACTTGGCAAAATCCAAACCCATTTCCTGTGCCCTTGCGGCCATCTGCACTTCGGCTTGTTTCAAGAGCATGATCTGATCTGCACTCAGTTTGCCTTCGCTGATCGTGGACTGAACGTCCTTGGGGTCAATACCAATGGCTTTACTGACAGCTTCAATTGCCAGTCCAGCAAGAGGGCCGCCTAGCGCAGTGGCTATGGTGGGCGCGATAGTTTTTAACCAGTCCATTATTTTCCTTTCTGACGCTCTTCGAGCAGAGTTACTTTGACATGTAGGGTGTTAATCTCTTTGTAGATTTCTTCTTTGAGCTTGTGCCGGGCTTCGGCAGACAAGGGGCTGTCTGTGGGTACGCCTTGGGATGTAATCAGCGCAGGCATTGAACCTTCAATCTTGGTTAGACGGGTATTGAAAGAGGATACTTCACCCAAAAGCCATGCCAGAGAGGCAACGACAATCGGAATGATTGCCTTCATTACATCTGTCCAATTCATATCAATTCCTTAGTTTGTACATAATAAATGCAAACGTACCCCATCCAACAAACCCTGCCGCAAGAATAGAAGCAAAT